GCGTTCTCGATTGCACAAGGCCAGAAGACGCGCGCCATGAATGAAGCCACCACCGAGAGAGTCGCGGCATGCCCGATCATCACACACGTCGAGAATCATGTGAAGACCGCCCATTCGACCATGCCCGTTGAAAAACGCGACGTATACCTGCAGGTCTGTCTCCTTATCGCATCCGGTTGGGCCGATAACCGAGTGCGGGCGATTAAGACCACCCCGGGGGAGCCTGACGCCGAGCCCGTCCAAGACAATTCACGCGAGAGTCTTGGCGACCTTGGTGTTGCGAAACGCTTACTCCGCACGCGCAACAACATGGCGCCACCGAACGTGTGGCGCAGTTCGGTGCGCGTGATCAAGAGGTCTTGGCACAAGCTGTTTGACGATGTGCAGCGCGGCCAAGACCGAAATCTTCCTGGCCAGGATGAGCTCAAGGAACGCTACAGTGGAGTAGTGACGGGCCCGGAGTTTTTCGACATCACGGAAGGCTTCGAGGGCAACATAGACGATGAGATCGGCGGCGTGTCACGCCATCTACGCCAGTTGAAGTCATTGGTCACCGGGGAGTACATCAATCGCGAGATAGCCCCCGATGCAACGGCTCGACTTGAAAAGGCCACCGATATCATTTGTTCAATTGTTGACGTCCTTGCGACCGAGCATTTTCTATCCGTTCTCGAGTGGACCCTACCTGCGAAGTGGGGAAACCAGCGAAGCGTGTGGTACCAACGGCTCGTCGAGGTAGGATGCACCGTAGTCATGCCGTTCCTCAGAGGGTTTGTCAAGACATGCGAGCTCGCCCTTCCGATCAACAAATTGCCACGGCTAGTAGGCTCGATGGGCATGCTTTGTTGCGCGAAGGACGCCGCCGTGCTATGCAGTGTTGAACAATTATTCAAGAAGTTCATGCCGCATTGTGTTGTTAAAGGGATGACGCAAGACGCCGTCGCAACGAGGTTCGCTGCTTTCTGCCGTCGGGCCAAGAGATTGGGCCTGAAAATATTGTCAATCGACATGTCGGCAATGGATTCTTCGTGGACTGAGAAGGACCGCAAGCGAGTCCGCCAAGTCATGGAGATTGTTGTCGATCGCTTGCAGGCAATGTTGGAGGCAGAACTCCAAGCGGACTATGTCAGTCAATGCGGTGCCAAGCGGCGCGCACTCCGGTGGACTTTGAAGTACATCGAAGTCCAACTAGCCGCTGAAGACGCCATCTTATTCTCAGGCGAGCGTGGCACTTCGATCGGGAACCGCATCTTGATGCTCATTGTGTTCTCGGCCGAATTGTTGCGTGTGCACGGAGACGTCGTCGGCGAGCGCAAGATACGGAACATGATGCACTGTCCCCCTGAGGCGTACAAAACGTCCGGCGACGAACGCCCACACGGGCGTGTCGAAATCGAACCCGCGGCTGACAAGTTCCCTGAGAGTGCTGAGTTCGACATGAACATTGGTGACGGTGACGATTGCACCCTTGCGATCCCGCACGACATGTATGATTCCATGCAGGAATTCGTTCTTGCGTACGAAGCCTATTATAAACTTGTGGAACCATGCAGCGCGTGGGACGAAGACACTGACATGGAGTGCCTGTCACTGATGTGTATACACGCGGGCGACCAGG